ATACTTGGGCTTATCTCGTAAAGATGAGATATTTGCTGATCCAGCAGAACCAAAAACAATAGCTGAAGTAAATAAAGCAGGTTTTAATTTAAAACTAGCAGCTAAAGATGTTTTTGCTGGAGTGAATAAGGTAAAATCATTTCCGATATTTATAAAATCAGAATCTTTGGATTTATTAGATGAGATTAAAAACTATAAATGGAAAACGGATCACGATGGAAATACAATGGATGAACCTGTTAAGTTTCGTGACCACTTAATGGATGCTATGCGTTATGCTATATACACTAAATATGCAAAACCGAAGCGAGGTTGGATTGTGTAGGCTAAAAATTTGTTACTTTTGTAAAAATATCTTATAGTGAAGTTAACTGACATAATAAGTGCGGTAAATCCTTTTAAACAAAAGGCAGCCACTAAAATAAAAACAACTCCTCTTAATCCATTTGCTGATTTTGGTGGATTAATTAGTGGTAGAACTCTTTATCCAAATTTAGATTATGCAAAGTTTGTACAAGACTATGATAACAATAGTGAAGTCTATTCTATTATCAAGCGTATTTCTAAAACTATATCTACTGTTCCATTTTACGTTTACAAAGTTAAAAACCAAAAAAACCTAAATACCTATAAATCTATGATGGCTAATGCATCTACTGGTGCAGATATAGCTAAAGCAGAATTGATGAGGATTAAGGCTGTAGATGAGATTGCAGATAGTCCACTAAACAAGTTACTAGAAAGACCAAACCCTTATCAATCATTATCAGAATTATTAGAAAATATAATAGGCTATAAACTTATTACAGGCAATTCTTATATATGGGCAAATCGTTTGTCTAATGGTAAAGTTGCAGAACTAGTCGTACTCCCATCTCAATACGTAGCCATCATCAGCGATGGTACCATTAATGGGGTTGAAGGATACTCTTTTACATTAGTTGGGTGGGATCAGTTAGATGCAAAAGATGTTATTCATCTTAAATACTTCAACCCTTACTTTAGCACTAACGGACAGCAATTATATGGTTTATCGCCATTACAAGCCGCATACAGAACAGTTCAGCGTAGTAATGATGCGAAAGACACTTCGGTAGGTATGTTGCAAAATCAAGGACCTAAAGGTATCTTGTATGCAGATGAGTCAAATGACTTTGGTCCAGAACAAGCTGGTAAATTAAAAGAAGATTTCTACAATCAATATGGAACTAAAAATAAGATAGTTCAAAACGCAGGGCAAATTTTAATCGCAGGTGCCAAATTAGGATGGGTGAATATGGGATTATCTCCAGTAGACTTACAATTATTAGAATCAGAGAAAATTACCCTTCGTGAGTTGTGTAATGTGTACGGAGTGAACTCAGCTTTGTTTAACGATCCTGATAACAAGACTTACAACAATATGAAGGAAGCTAAGAAGGAAATGCTTACTCAAGTAGTACTTCCTGAATTAGTTTTGATTCGTGATGCTTTCAATAGATTCTTTGAAGGTGAAATTGGTAATGGCTATTACATAGATTTTGATATTACTGTATTTCCAGAGTTACAAGAGGATATGAAAGAACTATCTGCTATCTTATCTCAATCTTGGTGGATTACTCCAAATGAGAAAAGACAAGCTATGCGTTATGATACTGTTCAAGACGATACGATGAATGAGATTTATATTCCTGCTGGTTACTTACCAATAGCAGAATTAACTATGCTACAAGATCCACGTAATGCTCAACAACAAGGAGATTATAATTTACCACCTGTAAAATAAAAAATATGGAATTTAAGTCATTCGATGTGTTATTAAAGGCTTTATTAAGCTCATTAGATATTAAATCAATAAATAAAACAAATCCTAAAGGAATTGCTCACGCAAATTCTTTAATTGCTAGTGGTGATGTTAAAGAACCATCTACTTGGGAACACCCAACTGCTCAAATGGAAAATGCTTATTTAAAATCAAATGGGTTTGATAAGTTTTCTCAATGGTATTTAGGTATAGATACTAATGCAGATCCTGAAACTAAAGCACATTATGGTTATGTTTATACTTCTGATTTTAAAACAGTAGATAGACAAGGTTTAAGAGCCATTAGACAAAGAGCAGCTCAAAATAATCAAACTGCAATTTTTACAGCGGCAGGTAAGATGATTGAAAAAATAGATGCAAAAAAGAATGGTTAATGTCCAAAATCTTACAACCTTCTCAGCAGTTTAATCTGCAACAAAAGATTGCTAGAAAATCAATAAATGAATATGCTCCTAAATTAAGGGAAGCATTACAATATGATTTTAATAAGGCAGCACAGTTGGTTAAAGAACTAGGAGCAGATCAAGTAGCTAATTTTAACAAGACTTTTTTCAACAATAACAAAGTATCCAATATTTTACGAACTTTGTATGAGGGAACTGGTGGGTACACGGCAATGAGGTACCAAAAGATATTTGACAAGTATAAAAAAGATGAATCAATTGATTTGGATCCTCTAAATATCTTAGATGAGTGGGTAGCGTTTATGTTATCCTATTGGACAGCGATTAGCGGCCCTAAGATGTTTGGGATTCAAAATACAACAGATAATGAAATTATTAGGATTATCAATAACGCAATTCAATACGGAAGAGATAATAACCTAACAAGAGATGAAGTAAATGGTTTAGCTATACAAGCCTTAAAAGAAGGAAAAATTAATAATGCAAGAAGTTTATTAATAGCTAGAACAGAAACTCATCAAGCTTTAAGCACAGGTGCTATGGGTGCAACAAATGGAATTAATATACCTTTGCTTAAACAATGGATTCACGCTGAATATGTAGCGTTGCCTAGACCTTGGCATCAAGCATTAGATAGACAGACGAATCCTGATAATGGTGGAGTGAGAATACCAGTGAACCAACCATTCCTAGTAAACACTCCAAAATATGGTGTAATTGAAATGCAATATGCACACGATGAGAACGGAGGAGCAGTCAACAACTGCAATTGCCGATGTTGTACGGTGTATGTAGCTTAAAAAATAAATATGAGTAATTTTTATAACAAGAAAGCAGTTAGTGGGACTCCAGTCGATATGGCTGATGATTCAAAAACAGTTACAGTTTACTACTCAGCTTTTGGTAATGTTGATAGCGATGGTGACATAATTGTTCCTGGTGCTTTCACTAAGTCGATTAAAGAAAATGGCCCAAATGGGAAAAATAGAATTTGGCATTTATTTAATCACTCTACAGATAAGCCTGTATCTAAGCCTAAGGAATTAGTCGAAGATGCTTTTGGTTTAAAGGCAGTCGTTAAGATGCCAAATACAACATTAGGTAGAGATACCTACGAGTTGTATAAAGATGGTCATATAACAGAACATAGTATTGGATTTCAAACTGTGAAATCTTTAACTAAGTCTGATTATAATGAAATCACAGAAATTAAATTATTTGAAGGTTCCTCTGTTTTATGGGGAGCTAATTCTAATACGCCTACAGTAATGGTTAAATCTGAAATCAAGTCTATTGTTATTGATGAAATAGCTAAGACAATCAAATCCCTAAGAAATGGGTTCTATACAGATGAAACATTTGGATTATTAGAATTAAAACTCAAACAATTACAACAATATCTCACAGATATGGAAGACCAAATGTCAGTTCCTTCTGTTCAACAACCGCTTACAGACTTCCCAGGAGAATTGCAAACTCCAGAAGAAGATGCACAAGAAGCATTGGATGAAGAAGAAAACCCGACTATTTCTATAGACATTGAGATAAATAAATATTTACAATCATTCAAAATTTTTAAGTAATGTTAGATGAAATCAAAAGTGCGTTCGAAGGCATTAAAACCGAAGTAAACGGTGCAATCGAAACTGCAAAGGCTGATAATGCTAGTGCATTAGAAAGCGTAAAAGCTGAATTAGAAGCTACTAAAGCATCAATCTCAGTTGTAAAAGATGAAATTGAAAAAATGGAAGCAAAAAACAATCGTGTTAAAATGAATCAAACAGAAGTAAAAGGGTTTAATGCTACTCTTGCAGAAGCTATCGACCAAAATGGCGATAACTTAGCTAAATTAGCACGTGGAGAACAAAAGCGTTCAAGCTTTATTTTAGATACTAAAGCAGTTGGTAATATGACTGAAGCGGTTAACCTTACAGGTGACATCACTCGTCAATACGCTAACCAAGTTTATGCTTTACCTTCTCGTAAGGTGCATTTAAGAAGCTTATTACCAATCGGTAGTTTGTCTCAAGGTTTATTTACTTTCCCTTACGAAAGTGGTGGAGAAGGTG